TACCATGCATACATCAACATTAAAATGTTGAGTAAAGTGTTATCCTCAGCGGTGGCATATTTTCCTGATGGTTGCTGCCCTGGAACACAAAAAATGTCCATAAGTACACAAACTAATGGAAAGATTCCATCAGTCAATATTCCTCGCACATATTCAAGCGCCTCATCCGAGTATCCAATCGTCTTGCACAATTTGTAAATGAGTGTGGCAACACCCCATGCAAAATCTACAAGCCTCTTTATGTCATACTTGCCAAAATCTCCGCCCATAAGGCTCTCTATCCATTTGACCATGTCCAATATCTTTCCTGGCTCTCTATGCATGTCGATACCTATTGCAGAACAGAACACTTCCATGTGTTCCACCATTAAACTATAAATGGGTGCGAGCATCATTCGAGAGAAAACAAGACTCCCAAATGATGAAGCGAAAAACACACGAGTCTTACCGTTCTTAATTTTCCGTGTATCCCTCGGTTCGTCCTTCAATTGGGCATTATATACAAAACTAGCAGTCTTGCCTTCCTTATAGCACTTGGCTATTCTAACAATTTCTGCTTTTAACTTCTCTTTTCCCTCATATACATTTTCGTCCACTTCATCCACATGCTTACTCTTTTTGCCGCTAAACCCAAAGCCAGCAGCCTTTTTAATGTCCACACGACGGATAAATGCATCTTTTAAAGCTCCATTTAAAGCTGTGGTAAAGTTTAAAGGACGAATTTTGGAAAAATCAACATTTTTCTTCTTCAAACCACTGATAATGTGATCATGAAACTCATTTATGCAGTACATCAATAAACCTTTGTCTAAGCTAGGTTTATCTTCACTGGCAACATTCAAATAATTGTTGTAAGGACTAATCCACTCACCATCAACATGACCAGCATTCATCATTGGTATGCCGAATCTCGTCTTTTGTATATGTCCGTAAACATCATAAAATTGTTCCTCCAAAGAGGTTGGCAAATCTTTTGTGAATATGTTCTTGGTCAAATTGGATCGATTCCGGGCAGAAACCTCTCCTGGGATTTTTCCATAATATCTAATTCCATGTAACTCAAGATATCTCGTAGCTGATTTTGCATTAGGTGCTTCCAGACCAGACTCTGCAGACAAGTCTCCCTTATCTATTTGATCCAGAACACTTTCCACAATCTCACCCTCACTCATCAATTGCATAAATGAATCTTCTTTGTTATGCTTGTCATTAATTGCTTGATGAATTTCGTCTCTGTCCAGTGCCACCGCAAAGCATTCAGTGGAATTCTTGAACCCTGAAAAATGTATTCCAAGGATAAAAGACGTATGTTTAATCTGGCCCAGTAGAGGCACTCCGCACAACCCTGGTTTGTGGTTAGCATAATTAAATCTATAAGTAGACTCGACAGATACCAACCCTCTTTCAGACTTTGCAGTCTTTGGACCATCTTTTATAGCAACCATCTCATTTCCTTCAAATCGGGACACGATGGTTTTAAACTCTCCTGAGCCCTGTTTTTTGGAAAGAACGTGTTGCAAAATGTCTTTAAAAAGTAATCCTGACACCCAAATCAAAGTAATATCATTTTTCAAATCCACCCTATTATCTTTTGTGACAAGTGTGTTAGTAAAATCGTTATGTCCTAAAACGTAACTGTGGTTACTAACTTCCAAAATGAACTTATCATCAGGGGGCATCATATGGGTGTTTACCATAATGATGTTTGATTTCAATCCAACTGCATGGCCAGACCACTTAGAACCCCTAGAAGGGCTATGAATGACAATCTGCCTGACTTGTCTTGTAACTTTTTCTTGCAAAGCTGCAATGCCACTAGTATGCTTGTTGTTCACTTCAACCTCCTGTACGTTGGTCCAAGAGGATAAAATTTTATTGGGTATTCTTTTATAAGAATCTCCAGCTTCAATTCTTTCCTCTATATTGTTCAAATGTTCATTGTGATCACTGGGAAATTTGAAACTAGTAGGACCCTCTGCCATTAATTCATCTTCATCTTTATTGTAATAAGAATAAAGCTTATAAATGGCAAATCCTGAAACCGCCATGAAAGAAGTCACTTTGACATAATGCTTGGCTCTTTCGCTCCACAACGTAGCTTTCAATTTAGGCAAATCTAACTTGTCTTGAATTTTGAGATAAGTCAACACCTCGCCGATGTCAGTTTTTGCATTATTCCAGTACATATCTCTATGATATGAAATAATATTTTGTGCTGTACATGTCACTAATGTTGAAACAAAAGCATACATGGGCAATAATGCAAGAAACGACACCACGGTTATACCAAACAACATATAACAAAGAAGGCACGTAATCGCTTTGGATATCCAATCGTGATACTTGGAATGCCTATAATTGGATATACCAACACAAAACAACACTCCCGCTAACGTAAGATTAACTGAAATGTCCTTGCTTTTAACAATACCAAACCAAGCTATTTCCCCAATATCTTGGAGAATCGACTCGTGTTTGCTAATTCCTGCTTCAGCCATCAAATCCTTCTCATCATTGACATAGCCCATGAAAGTATTGGCGTCGTTCATTTTCTTGACAACAGCCTCTTCTCTCTTCATATGTTCAACCGATTTCTTGTGAATATATTTGGCATAATCATAAATATTTCCTTTGAGAACGATTTTCTTGCTATATGAGGTGTTACCTTTTACTTCATATTCAAATACATGAAATTCCCATCTATCGAAAAAGTCCTTTCCTTCGACATTGGACGCCTTCTTTGGATCTATTTGTCCTTCGGGAGTGGCGAACTCTGCTAATGGAGTAACCAAAACTTCGGTAATCCTACGGAAATAGGCACCTGGATTCTTGTACATGGCTGCGATATTCATGTCTGGGCAATTCGTATCAACTATAACACTGATAGCTTTAACCCAACTTTTATCTTTCTTCGAAGCTTCTGCCACTGGTGCACAAAAGGGTTGTGAATCACACACACTTAAAAACTCAGCAGTTGATTCATCTCCTAAAGTGGATATTAAAGATTGTTGAATATTTCCAACCTCAGATAAATGAATATGCGGATGTGTGAGAGGATCATAACCACTCCAAAACTTTGAGCCCTTATTCCGATGGAATATGTGGCTTGTTTCAAAAGGATGCCCTAAAGCTAGTGATATCTGAGACGCTGTAAAATCTATAATTTTACTCTTTCCCACTCCAGGATTTCCTGTGATAACAAAAGCCATGGGTGCAATGCGATGCTTTGTACTCGCTCTGATCTGTATGGAATTATAATAATCCCGAACTTTGATTATTGAATTATTCATGGATTTTCGTTCATACGATAGAGGATTAAAACCTTTCACCAAAGTCTCTGCCTTTTCAATAATGTCTCTATAGGTGGTGGTCCAC